TCTGATACAGCATCGTCAATTGATGCGATTTTGGATATACTTGAGATAGACACATCAACGTAGGAGCTATAGATGCCATATTTAGGTAACGAACCAGCCGTAGCATACACAAGCACCACGAAAGATACTTTTAGTGGTGACGGCTCTACAACAGATTTTACATTGTCTAAAGCAGGTAACAACAACGCACTTCGTGTGGTTGTGGAGAATGTTGTCCAAGATCCCGGAGTCGCGTACACATGTGTGGGCACTACACTGGCTTTTACTTCGGCACCTCCTACAGGAACGAGCAACATTTACGTTGTGCATCTAGGTCCACCAGCCGCTAGTATTGTTCCAGCGGCAAACACAGTTGGTGGATTGTTTAAGGGTGAGCGCGGCGAGATTGGTCAGACCAACGCTGGCGGTGATATTTTTAGAATTAACGAGCAGACTCTGAATAGTGATGTTACAATAGACGCAACAGAAAATGCCTCCTGCACAGGACCGCTTGCAGTTGCCAGTGGTAAAACGATCACCATCACAACAGGGGGGAACTTGTCCATTGTCTGAGATACGAGTTACAACGATAAGTGATACGGCTGGTACTGGCCCTGTTACGCTGACTAAGCAACACGCTGCAAAGGCTTGGATGCACCTTAATGGTACAGGTACTATAGCAGTCCAAGATAGTTTAAATGTAAGTAGTGTTACAGATGTTGCCGCTGGACAATATACACAAACCCATACAAGCGCTATGGGTAATGCTTTTTACGCATCTCAAATATCTAATAATAGGTCAACGTCTACAAATAACAGCACATCACAACATATAGATAGCACATATACTGCATCTTTATTAAATATATTATTTGTTAGACATGATAATCTAGCTAATGAAGACAGTTCTAGAGTTATGACATCATCCCACGGAGACCTAGCATGAGTACGATAACGGTCACAAACATAAAAGCAACAGGTGAAACAGCTAGTCGTGCAGTGTCAGGAGTTGCTGGTGCTTGGGTTACAAAAAATTTAGACGGAACATCTATCGAAGATAGTGTAAACGTTTCTAGTATGGCAGATGTAGGAACAGGTATAGCAACTTATACTTTTACTAACAATTTTGCTAATAACACATATCAATCTGCAACAGGTTCAAGGCACATAGCTGTTCGTATATATAGTTCACCAGACGGTGATATAACAACTTCGTCTTTAAAGATAAACTCTTATAATCTCAGTGAAGCTTTAGCAGACCGTCAATCTGGAACAGCAGTACATGGAGACTTAGCATGAGTACACTAGAAGTATCCAACCTCAACGATGGCACAACAACTGTAGCAACTACGAACCTAACAAATGGCTCTGCTAAACATTGGTGTTTTTTTGTAGGTACTGGAACTATATCTATTAATGATAGCTTTAATACTGCAAGTTTAACTGACCACGGCACAGGTGGTTATTCTTGTAATTTTACCAATAACATGGGAAATGCAAATTTTGCAATTCTTGCAACGTGTAATTTAGGCGAACTAGCTGAAAATGGTCATGCTGTAGGCTCTTGCAGAATAGCAACATTTGATTCAAGCGGTTCTTCAACAGATGCTGGGAGAAACAATACTATGGTTCTAGGAGACCTAGCATGACCCACGGACATCTATGGGATAGGTTAGCAGAAGCTAAGACTAGGCTAGACCCAGTGCAGTCGAAGTATCGTGTGTTGTTCGAAGACCCAGCCACACCTGACGAACCAGCCAAGGTATTAGTGCCAGACCCTAACTTCATGGCTGCTGCTTTAGAGGGTGACATACTTCCACCTATAGAGACTTACCAGCGTGACAGAGGTGTGCCTGATGGAGAGCCTAAAGAGCATCCATACGCTGAACCTATCGGTGCTATGACAGAAGAAGAAGCAATAGAATACTTAGTTCAAAAGGATATAGACCCGTCAGTATGGCGAGACTATAAAGGTAACAGAACGATCCTAAAGATTGTGCCTGTTGAAATGATCCCTAGTGATCGGTCATTTAGAAACGCATGGAGAATTATGCAATGACAACTTACATCAATATAAACGGAGATGTTCGTGAGGCATCTTCTCTAACAGTACCTTCTGACAGAACGTTCAGAGGTGCTTGGCAATTCAACGGTGACGCTGTTGAAGTGGATATGTCTAAGGCTAGAGACATCCACAAAGATAATCTTAGATCAGAACGTGCGCCAAGGTTAGAAGCTTTGGACGTTGACTACATGAAAGCGTTAGAAGCTGGCTCTGGTGCAGATGCTATAGCTGCTAAGAAGAAAACGCTTCGTGACGTAACGGCTGACAGCAAGATTGCAGACGCATCGACCCCAGACGCATTAAAAGCGTTGGATTTAGCCACGCTACTAGGAGAGTAGAGTATGAGCAAGGCACGAGAACTAGCTGAACTAGGTGGTGCTTACAATGACGCTGCCTTGTCGAACAGGAACATCATAATCAACGGTGCTATGCAAGTGGCGCAAAGAGGAACCTCGTTTGCTAGTGTTGGCAATGTTTATACTTTAGATAGATTTCAAATGTATAAACAAAATACTGGTGCAGCTTTTACCATTACACAATCAAGTGTAACAGATTTAGAGGGTTTTGCTAACGCTTTAAAAGTAGATTGCACAACAGCAGATACTTCTCTTGCTTCTAACGAACAAGGATATGTTTCTTATTTTGCGGAGGGTCAAGATTGCCAAAGACTTAAAAAAGGACATGGTTCTGATGCTGTACCGACAACTTTATCTTTTTATGTTAAAACAAACAAAACAGGTCTGTATACTGTAACAGTTCTTGATAGAGATAATACCAGAAAAGTTAACGGTTCTTATACAGTTGCGAATACAAATTGGAATAGGTACAGTATAACTTTTCCAGCAGATGCATCTGGTAAATTAGATGATGATAATAACAAGTCTTTAGAAATATTTTTTAATTTATACGCTGGAGCAGACACAAACACTGGAACTTTATATACTGCTTGGCAAGCTGCTGCTGATGCAGGTAGTACAACTGGTCAAGTAAATTTTGCAGATAGCACAAGTAATGATTGGGAAATCACAGGAGTCCAGCTAGAAGTAGGCTCAGAAGCCACGCCCTTTGAGCATCGGTCATTTGGTGAGGAGCTTGCACGGTGTCAGAGGTATTACTATTTACTTCAAGAAGCGGGATTAGCAACCGGTGGAAATGAAACAGGTATTACTTGCTGTTCTTATGGCGCTAACGCATTTTTTGGAACTGTTTACTTTCCTGTTACTATGAGAGCTACGCCAACAATGTCAGCAGGAGGTTCTTGGGCAACAAGAAACAATAACAATGAAGAGTTACCTAGTGGATTTGGTGGATTGCAAAGGGCAAGTCCAAGGTCGGTTTTAATTTCTGGAACTGCTACAAGTGTAAGTGCAGGAGATGCGTTTTGGCTAGAGCCTTTTTCTGGTACTAACCCAAATACTGCATTTATGAACTTTAGTTCGGAGTTATAAGATATGAATATTACATCAGCAAAATACTTTCAAAGCGATGGAGTTAATAAGAGTATTACGGTTACAATAGATGACAAGGAATTAATTGTACCTCTTGACCCAAATAATACTGATTATGCCGCTATCCTCGAATGGGTAGCTGAAGGTAACACAATTGAGGAGGCTGATTAATGCCATATATAGGTAATCAACCGGGAACGGGTGTAAGAAGCCGTTTCATCTATACAGCGACTGCCTCCCAGACCACGTTCTCAGGGGCCGATGACAACAGCAAAACGCTGAAGTACGCAGATTCTGCATACGTTGACGTATTTTTAAATGGCGTGTGCCTTGTGCCGGGAACCGATTACACCGCGAGTACAAAGACGAGCATCGTATTAACACAAGCTGCTTCGTTAAGCGATACTTTAGAAGTGATTGCGTATGACATAGCGTCAATGGATGACTCCATTGCAAAAAGTGGCGGCACGTTTACTGGTGACGTAACCTTTGCAGACGGTGCAGATATTATTACAGCGTCAAAAGGTACAAATAACCTAAGACTTGGCGAAGACGCAGGAGCCTCAATTGCTTCTGGTGGTAATAACAATGTTACTATTGGATACCAAGCAGGAAATGCGATAACTACTGGTGATAAAAATACCGCAGTAGGTGTTGGGGCTTTAGATGTAAATACAACTGCAAGCTTCAATACAGGCCTTGGGTACAATAGCCTAGGAGCTAATACTACGGGTACTCACAACACAGCAATAGGCAGTGAAGGTCAAGACGGTAGATCTGTACTACATAGTAACACAACAGGTGGCTATAATGTTGCTGTTGGTAATCAGGCTTTGTCAACTAACACTACTGGAGATTACAACACCGCTATTGGATACCAAGCCCTTAACTTAGCTACTACAGCCGATAACAATACTTCTGTAGGGCTAAATTCAATGTATAATACTACTACTGGTCATTCCAATAATGCTTTGGGTGTGAGTGCATTACAAACTAATACAACGGGTTATCAAAACACAGCAGTCGGTCATGCCGCAGCATTTACAAATAATGCAAATGAACTTACCGCAGTTGGTTATCAAGCAGCATACAGCAATACGACAGGTGTGAACCTTACAGCCGTAGGTTGGAAGACATTGGAGACTAACACGACAGGGGCTTCTAATACTGCTGTAGGTATTGTTGCTATGAAAGGTAATACGACTGGTGGGTCAAATACGGCAATGGGTGTTGCTGCTCTTTACACTAATACGACTGGCGGCACTAATGTTGCTATTGGACACAATGCTCTGCAACTTAATACGACAAGTTCAAACAATGCTGCTGTCGGTTACAATGCTCTGCAAAGTAGCACTACAGGCGGCTATTCAACTGCTATGGGTTATGCAGCGTTAGAAAATCAGACTACTGGTCATAACAATCATGCTTTCGGTTGGAGGTCACTTGATAGTGTAACCACAGGAGCATCTAATGTTGGTGTGGGTTCTTACACAGGACAAGCAATGACTACTGGTACGGCAGGAACGTTTGTAGGTCATTATGCTGGGTTTGGTGCAACAGGAGGTCACAACACTTGTATCGGTCACGCTGCTGGTTATGCAAGTGGTCAAGCTAATCAGCTTTCTACTGGTTCAAGCAACGTTCTTATTGGTTCATACGCTGATGTTGCAGCATCAGGCAACACTGGTTCGCTGACAATCGGTTCGTTAGTAGGTAAAGGTACAAACACTGCTTATATCATGGGAAGTAGTGGTATGTATGGAGCGCACAACGCTTCTACTTGGAATACTACATCCGACCGTAGACTAAAGAAAAACATTACAGATAGTTCTGTTGGCCTTGCTGAAATTAACCAAATAAAAGTTAGAAACTTTGAGTACAAAACTAAAGATGACCTTTCTGAAATAGAATCTGATGGTTTAAAAGAAACAGATATTATTGACAAATCAGGTGTACAAGTAAGTGTCATAGCCCAAGAGCTACAAGAGGTATTACCTAAGTGTGTTAATGAAGAAAGCACAGGGGTACTTGGGGTAAATTCTGATAACATTACTTGGCACTTAGTTAAAGCAGTTCAAGAACTATCAGCAAAGAATGATGCGTTAGAAGCTAGAATAGTTACATTGGAAGGATAAACAAATGGCTGAAGAAACTATAACAGAAGAACAGATTGCAAAAAATTATGAGGCAATGTTACATTCTGTTACTATACTTAATGGTAGTAAATTGTCGTGGATGTCTGATGATGTGTGGAATGACATGAAGTCACGAAATGTAGAGCATTTAGAACTGATGGTAGCTAAAGATTATTGGACTGACGAAGATATGACTGCGGTTAACAAAGCGATTGCAGATAACAAGTAAGGATTAAGCTATGGCTGTATCAAGAATCAACGAAGCTGGCCTCAACGTTAACCAGTATGGGAACAGGAACCTTATAATAAATGGGGCACAGAATGTCCATCAAAGAGGGAATCAAACTGGTTTAACTGCTAATGCTTATGGAACAGATAGATTTAATTTTACTTTAACTGGTAGAGATGAATTAGTTTATAATCTTGCACAAAATACTGATGTGCCATCTGGTTATGGGTTTGCTAATAGTCTTAGCTTTCAGACAACAACTCCTGAAAGTGCTATTGCATCAAACGAATATGCTTTCATAAGTCAAAGAATTGAAGCACAAAACTTACAGCACCTTGCCTATGGAACAAGTAGTGCAAAAAAAGTAACTTTATCTTTTTGGGTAAAGTCTAGTGTAACAGGCACTTTTTGTATTGGATTGTATAAAGATGATTCGGCTGGGTCTTTAACATCACAAGTTCATAATAAAACATACACAATTAGTTCTGCTTCAACGTGGGAGCATAAAACTATAACCTTCGAAGCTAATACTTTAAGTGGTGGAGGTATAACTGACGACTCTGGCGTTGGCCTTTATGTTACTTGGCATTTAGCCGCTGGAAGTAATTTTGATTCTGGTTCTTCAACATCGTCTGGTTGGGCAAACTATAGCACTACAAATTGGTGTGAACCTAGTACAACGGATGCTGTTATAACGACTACGAATGCTACTTTTCTTTTAACAGGCGTCCAGCTAGAAGTAGGCGACACCGCCACGGACTTTGAGCATCGAACCTTTGGGGATGAGTTGCAGAGGTGTTTAAGGTACTTTTATTCATGTGGCGATGGTAGCACTCATGTTTATGAAGCTTTCGCCTATGGTACTGCAACAACAACTGGTGCCCTTGAAGCTTTGTTAGAATTTCCAGTTATTATGAGAACCATACCTGCTGTAGCTCAAGTAGGAAATGTTCATATTGGTAACGGAGTGGTTGGTTACACCATTACATCGTTAACAATATCTAGCAATCAATCTGGTGCAAAACGTGCAATTATTTCTGCGGGAGGTGCTTCAGGCATGACGCAGTTTAGAGCTTACCGAATCGAAGCTAATAATGATGCCACGGCTAGGCTTAATTTTAGTGCGGAGTTATAAAATGGACATTAAATCAGCACAATATATTTCTGTTACATTATATGATGGAACAAAACAAAACGACTCTATCAAAGCAGTTATTGGTGAGCAAACTTGGTCTGTGCCTATTGAGCCTGATAACGCGCATTACCAAGCCATCCTTGAGTGGGCAAAAGAAGACGGCAACGAGATCCAAGCAGCGGAGTAATGTTACATGCCACTAAGCAAGCTCCAGTTCAAACCGGGAATCAACCGAGAGGGCACCAACTACTCTAACGAAGGGGGTTGGTTTGACGGAGATAAAATCCGTTTTAAGTCTGGCTATGTGGAGCGCATTGGTGGTTGGCAAAAGGTAGCCACAACTACTTTTGATGGTACTTGTCGTAACATGCTTAACTTCGTTACGCTTGCTTCAGAAAACTTTTTGTTTATGGGTACACACGAAAAAGCGTATCTTGAAGACGGTGGCACTTATTATGATATTACGCCTCTTCGCACAACATTAAGCCTTGGCTCTAATCCCATCACAACAGGCACAGCAGGATCTGGTATAGTCACTGTAACAGCTACCTCACATGGCTCTAAAGCAGGGGGTTATGTTACTCTTGCAGGAGCTACGACTGTAGACGGTATAACTGCTGATCAAATAAATCAAAACTTTGAAATACTAACAGTAGCTGCGGACGGTAATTCTTTTACTGTAAATACAGGTGGAGCCGCATCATCTGGTTCGACTGCTGGTGGCGGTGGTTCTATTACCGCCGCTATGGAAATAGATGTTGGTATTAACACGACTATTCTTGGTAATGGTTGGGGTGCAGGAACTTGGGGACGTTTTACTTGGAGTTCTGGCGCAGGGTCATTAGCTGGACAAAACCTTAGATTGTGGATGTCTGATTCTTGGGGCGAGGATCTTGTTGCTAATTTAGTAGACGGAAGCCTTTATTATTGGGATGCGACAAACGGAAAAACAACTAGAATGGCAGAGCTTTCTGGTGTTGGAGGTGCCTCAAACGTTCCTACTACAGTTCGTAAAGTTATGGTTTCTGATGTTGATAGACATGTTTTGTGTTTTGGTTCTAACCCTTTAGGGAGTGCCACATTTGACCCATTATTAATTAGATGGTCGAGTCAAGAAAGCGTTTTAGATTGGACGCCCACAGCAACCAATACAGCAGGCGATATAAGATTATCACAGGGTTCAGAAATAGTTACAGCTATTAGAACTACCAGACAGTTTCTTGTTTTTACAGAAAATAGCTTACACAGCGTACAGTTTGTAGGCGCTCCATTTACTTTTGGAACTGCACTAATTGGTACAAATGTTCGGATTGCAGGTCCAAACACAGCAATTTCTGTTAACGATATTGTTCTTTGGATGGGTCAAGAAAACTTTTATCTATATGATGGACGTATACAAACCATTCCATGTTCAGTCAGAGAATATGTTTTTAATGACATAAATAGAAACCAATCATTTAAGTTCTTTGCAGGGAGCCTATCGAGCAACTCAGAGGTTTGGTGGTATTATTGTTCAGAAAGTAGTGATGAAATAGATCGTTACGTTATCTATAACTACTTAGAGAAAGTTTGGTATTATGGTACGCTAACCCGAACAGCTTGGAATGATAGAGGTGCTGGTAATAGATTATTTCCACAAGCTCCCGGTACAGATGGCGCTTTGTATAACCATGAAAATGGCTTAGACGATGGTAGCGTAAACCCACCAGTCGCTGTTAATTCTTTTGTTCAGTCTGCTGATTTTGATATTGGGGATGGTCAGCAATTTATGCTTATGAATAGAGTTATACCAGATCTTAACTTTTCTGACTCAGTAGCTTCAGAGCCACAAGTTACATTTACTATGGGTGCTAGGAACTATAATGGCAACGCAACGCAAAGCACAGAAAATGGCAATGTTGTAAGATCTTCTATTGTTTCTGGTACAGATAATTATACCGATCAGGTTCAGATGCGCTTACGAGGCCGTCAAATGAGTTTAAAAGTTGAAAGCAACACAACGGGTGTAAAGTGGCGGTTAGGCAATCCTAGATTAGATGTAAGACCGGATGGTAGAAGATGAGTACAAAAATTATCAGATCTATTATTCCAATTGCGCCTCAACAGTATGAGTCATCATATGTAAATCAATTGGCTAGAGCATTAGATAATGTTATAGAAGATCAAAGAAACCCACTTTTAAATATACCAGACATGCCAAACGTGAGTGTAGCCAGTATTTTAGAAGAGGGTGATCTTTTTGAGGACAATGGTTTTGTAAAAATCAAACGTGCAAGTGCATCTCTTGTAGCAACAAATGTTGGAACAACAGCATTAGGAACAGTAACAGTGGTGATATCATGACAGACATACTTATTATGCCAGATGGCAGCAAATGGAAGCCTTCAACCAGTACAGATTTGGTAGAGTGCGCAAACTGTGATAATGCAGTGGACACACCAGAAGAAATTGCTTCTTATCCAGATGGCAACTGCCCAGATTGCGGAGAATCATGGACGGGTAGCGAAAAACGCAGCACAACTATAACAGTAACTATGCCCGAACAAATATCCGGTGGTTCAGGATAATGTCGGACAAATTACCAAAGGTAAGCATTGCTGTAGTTGGAGTTGTTATAGCTCAGATCGGTGGCTTTATTTGGTGGACGGCACAGCAAGCGAGTACAATATCTAATCTTGAAGAGACGGTAAATATCTTGACGGTTGAGAATAACGCTACGGATAAAACAAATCTAATTAGGGATGTGCAGCGTAATACTAATCACCTGCAAGAAATCATTGATATACTGTCTGAGGTTTATGAAGAAATTGAAGATGGTGACAATGAAATCTGGGAAGATATTGACATGATTAACGATGATATGGGTGGCATGGCTAGTCATATGATGGAGATTATTAAGTTACAATCTAGGGTAGCGATTTTGGAGAAAACCGTTGAGTTTACGCGCAGCGATGGAATGTAAATATGGACCCTGTTACAATTTTAGCTGGATTAAAAACTGGTCTAGCCGCTGGCAAAACTATTGCTGGATTAAGCAAGCAGATTGGGCAATTTTTTGACGCGACTGACCAAGCTAAGAAACAATTACAAAAAAAGGGTATATCAAGCAAAAGCGCCAATGCTACGGCGCTGGATCGCTGGGCGAAGGTTAGAGCAGCAGCAGAGGCTGAAAGCGAACTCCAAGAATGGATCACGCAAACTTACGGAAGATCAAAATGGTTAGAGCTATTAAAAATACGCAAGGAAGTTTTATTAGAGAAAAGAGAAGCGGAGGCTCAAGCGCGGCGTGACGCCATAGAGAGACAAGAGTTAATGGTTACTTTAGTAGGAATATTTGTACTTCTCGTTATGACATTTATAGGAGCCACTGGTTATCTTCATTATATGGGGTGGTTAGATGTAAGGGATTACTTTCCATGATTTATGTTTTAGTTTTTTTACATTTTATTAGTACAGATCGCTTACAATATTACCAAATAGGAACATATTCGGACAAACAGCAATGTCTAGAGCAAGCAGAAAAAGCAAAAATACTAGTAACGCACAACTCGATGAAGGTGACTTGCCTAGAGGTGAACGCCCAACAATAATAGAACATGGAAAGAAGTTTGCAGCATATGATAAAAATGGTAAGTTAATTATATTGGGATACGAAAAAAGAATAGTACAGGAGTATGCAGATGCCCAAAGCAAAGTACGATCTAAATGATAACGGCAAGATTGATCCAGATGAGCGTCAGATAATGCTTGAAGATAGGCGCAGAATGATGGAGGACGCTGATGCCAAGCGCGATGCACAGTTACGAATGACTTGGTTTGCTCTAAGTGGAATGGTTTTATATCCTTTCGCTATCGTTGTTTCCTCTTGGCTAGGCTTAGAACAAGCGTCTAAACTACTGGCAGATATAGCTGCTGTGTATGTTGTTGCCGTGTCAGGTGTAACCGCAGCCTATTTTGGTTTTACAAATATGGGGAGTAACAAATAATGTTACAGTTTTTAACACCACTAGCAAGTCTGGCAGGGTCATGGATTGATGCCAAGACTACAAAGCAAGCTGCTGAAGCCAAGTTAAAACTTACAGAAGCCGAAGCGAAAGCAAAGATACTACTGTCTGAAAAGACAAGCGTTGCCGATTGGGAGCGGGTCATGGCAGAGAACAGCGGATCGTCATGGAAGGACGAATTTTTTGTAATTGTCCTAAGTATTCCATTAATTTTAGCCTTCGTTCCGGGTGCAGAAGGCATTGTAGATAGAGGCTTTGAACAGCTTCATAAGGCACCGGACTGGTATTTTTACAGCTTGGGCATTGCAATTTCAGCTTCTTTTGGTGTGAAGGGCTACAAACAATTCGTTAGGAAAAAATGATGTATACTTATTTTGTTAAGTCTGTAGACAGAGTTGTTGATGGTGACACAATAGACATCAGCATAGATCTTGGTTTCGATCTTACCAAGAAAGAACGTGTTAGGCTTGCTGGTATAGATACCCCAGAAAAAAGAACTAAAGATCTAGCAGAAAAAAAGATGGGCTATCAAGCCACAGAGTTTTTAGAAATGCATCTTTTGGAAGCAACAAAGCTTACTGTAAAGACTGAAAAAGACGGTAAATTTGGTCGTATGCTTGGTTGGTTGTACAAATCAGACGAAGACACAAAGTCTATTAACCAAATTATGATAGATAAAGGTTACGCTTGGTCATATGACGGTGGCACTAAAGAAAAGAACCTTGAAGATCTTATGGCAAAAAGGAATGAATCTGATGGCGTTTGAAGCATTAAAAATGTTACAGGAAAAGTGCGGTGTAACTCCAGACGGGGCGTTTGGCCCCAATACCGCAAAGGCTATAGTGGCTCACCATGAGTTGTCTCCAGAAAGAGGGGCACACTTGCTAGGCCAAGTAGTACATGAAAGTGGAACATTTAAATACACAAGAGAGAATTTAAACTATTCTGTAGATGCTATGATGAAAGTTTGGCCTAGCCGTTTTCCCACAGAAGAAAGCGCCGAGCCGTTTGCTAGAAACCCAAAAGCACTGGCTGAAAACGTGTACTTTGGCAGGATGGGGAACGATACGAAAGAAAAATCTAGCGCCTACATAGGCCGAGGATTTTTGCAATTGACCGGATATAACAACGTCAGATCTTTTGCATCAGATATGCGTGTACCAGAGGTTTTAGAAAACCCTCATTTGTTAGAAGAAGACTATGCAATGGACACGGCTTTGTGGTTTTTTAAAAAGAACAATCTATGGAAAATATGTGACGAAGGTGTTAATGATGACACTATTAAAAGGCTAACTAAACGGATAAACGGTGGTTACACTGGGTTAGATCATCGTGTAAAAGAAACAAAAAAGATTTACGAGTGGATATCTTAGTACATTGGTGCTAAAATAAGATATATTTTGTTGGAGAGATAAATGGCTTTATCAGATATAATTAAAATTGGCGCTTCAATCTTAGGTGGTGGCGGCAATCCAATTACAAGTTTAGCCACTAATTTTCTTCTTAGTAAGGCTCTTGGAGCCGATACAAAAGATGCTATAAAATACGCTGGATTAGGTAGTCTTCTTTCAGGCGGACTGGGAACACCCGGTCTTTTTGGCGGACAAACCGAACAAATGTCTGATATAAAAGGCATAGCCCCGGCAATAAAAAATAAAAACGTACCAATAAGTAAAGCAACATCAGATATAGCTAAACAAGGCATAGCAAGTATAGAACCTGCAAAAGGTACATTAGGTGTTTCCCCTTTTCTTGTTAAGTCAGGAATACTTGATGCTGAAGGCAAAACCGCCGATCTTTTAAATTCACCTATTGGAGAAATGTTATTGTTTGGTGGCGGTTCAGCGTTATTAGACAGGCTTTTAGGTTCTGATGATGGTGATTACAAAGAAACTCCCTTTGGTGGTGTTGAAGGTTTTACAAAATTAAATGTGCCAAGAATTAGGCAGGCCGCTGCAGGTGGATATATTGAGGGAGAATACTTTCCTAGAAGAAACGGTGGCATTATGCCATCTGAAGGTTCTGGTCAAAAGGATGATGTGCCTGCTATGCTTATGGCAGGTGAATTTGTATTGAATAAAAATGCTGTCAAGGGTTTAGGCAATGGTGATCTCAATAAGGGTATTGAGAGAGCTTATGCCATGCAGAACCGACTTGCATCACAAGGAGCGTAAGAATGGCTGATCCATATGTAACAGTAAATCGCCGCCCAGAGTATCTTGAGTTACGAGAGAAAGCACTCTTAGATGCGATATTTGGCGAATATGATGAAGCCACAGGTTTTAGCGGGGGTCTTATGCAAGACCCTAATATGTTTAAGATTGCACCATTTAGACTAGCACAACAAATGGGTAGAGATCCCTCCACAGGCGAAATTACAGACTTTGGACTTGAGACATTTGCATCTCAAAGATTATCTCAAGATCAAGATGGAGATGGAACACCTGATTTTATGCAGCGTACAGATCCATACTTCAATCAAGCGCAATCAGGTTTGGGTCAGGGATTAGGTGCGTTAGGACAAGCTAGAGATATTATTTCAGACCCAATGTCTGTTCAAAACTATATGAATCCATTTCAACAAGCTGTTATAGAAGAAACAGAGAGAGACATTGATCGTCAAGGTCAGGTTGCTTTGAATAGAGCTTCAGACCAAGCTATTAAAGCAGGGGCATTTGGTGGATCGAGGCAGGGCATACAGGCCGCAGAGGTCGAGCGCAACATCATGGATGCGAAGCGCAAAGCCACAACAGATCTTAGAATGAAAAACTATGCACAGGCTCAAAAAGCTGCACAAGAATCAGGTAGACTTGTTGGTGGTATAGGGCAATCTTTTGGAACTTTGGGCACTCAGGCTGCTGATACTGGTCGTGTGTACGGTGCTATGGCACCTGCGGATCTAGCCTTTATGCAAGGCACAGGAGAGGCTGAAAGAGCCTACCGTCAGCAAACAATTGATACAGCTAGACAAGAGTATCAAAGACCAACTGAACAGGCTTTATTGCCTTATAATTACGCATATGGTGCAATATCTGGAACACCTTCTGCGGGTCTCTATAGCCAAACACAACAACCAATGTATGGCACAAACCCAATGTTGGCTGGAATAGGAGCATATACCGCCCTTCAAGGTATTGGACAGCAGCAGTAAGGCGAACAATTATGAGTGATGAATTAAACAAACTTTATACGTCAGAGCTGATAAGAAGAGGTTTAGGTGACGCTGATTACATAGGTCCATATGGAATAACTACACCTCCTAAAAGAAAAATAGGTGAGATAGGGCAAGGTATTTTAAGTGGTATAGAAAAAATCGGTAATTTTACTGAATTTCTTACAAGTCCAAAAGTTGGCCTTCCCAAAAAAATAACAGATAATGTAGTTGTTCCAGCTTATGAATATCTAATGAGTCCATCTGAAATTGCCAAACAAAAAGCTCAAGAAAAAAATAATTCTACAACTAAAAGCCTTCCCTTAGATGAATTATTTTATTCTTCAGATAGCTTTAGAGATAAAGAACAAAAAATAGCTGAAGATCAAGGTATGCGTTTTGACCCTGTAGATTTAACCGAACAAATAAGAGATTTAACTCCAAGTGGTCCAAAGCTTGATCGCCTAGCTATGGATGAAGAAGAAAGAAAAGATGCAACTCAAAGAACTGAAGAGTTCAGAGAAAAGGAAGCTGAGATAGCGGCTGCACAAGGCAAGCCAGAATTAGGAGGCGAAGCTTTACAAAAAGCAGCAGAAGCCGCGGAAGATGCTTTTGCTGGTGGCGTTCAGCAGTATGCGAACGATGCAGGAATTAACATACCCACCACACCGAACATGAGCAAAGAAGAAGCTCTTGAAAAATATAAACAAGAATTTGCTAATGCTACGGGTATAGATATTAGCGGTAAAGTAGACAAAAGTTCAGCTTTAATGGCTATGGGTTTATCTCTCATGCAAAACAGAGCAGGCAAAGGTTTTAATGTAGGGCGTTTGCTTAGTTCAGTAGGAGAGGCTGGAGAAAAAGCGTTGCCTGCATTAGAAAAAGCTAAAAGTGAGGCAAAACAGGCTAGAATAGCTGCAGGAAAGTACGCTTTACAACAAATAAAATCTGATGAAGATGCTTCAGCAGCTATTGCAGCAGAAGAAAAAGCATTTCAAAGAGAAAGATATTTTAAATTACTTGATATAGATGCTGATCTTAAAAAAGAAGAAATTAAAGCTGGTGCAAAAGTCGGTGAAATAAAAAATGTAAAAGTTGATAAAGTCATAAACGGTCTAGAAGTTCAAAGAGGAAGAGGAGTGACTGGCGCTATTTTTGCTTTTCCTCAAGATGCTCTAAGAGATTCTGCAGGGGCTTTGAGATCTATAAATGGAGCCTTAACAACAGTTAACCAAATGAACGAGTTGCTTGAACAAATAGACAGCGAAGAAAGTCCAACTTTTACATTAATATCGGACACCGTTAATTCTGCATTAGTAGGTGCAGGACTTGTAGACGCTGAAGTTGTATTTGGTGATTCCAAAATGGGTAAAAGAGAACAAGTAAAAGTTCTTCAAGATTCTATAATTACTCAATTTAAAAGAATGTTAACTCAAGAAACTGGAAATGGAATTTCTAAAGATGATGTTTTGAGAGTAGAAAAATTATTAGGAAAAGTTGATTTGTTAGGAAACCCTCAAGAATCTATTATGAGATTAAATGAAATTGCAACTTTATTTAAAGGAAAAAGAAAAGCTGTAAGAGGTGTTCTTGATGAGCTTCAAGATCCTGACTCTTATCCTACAACTGGCGAATATGAAAAAAATATGGAGCTTTTCCCATCTTTGGTAGAAAATAGTTTAGAATATTCTGTTCTTGACAATAAGGGCGCATCTTTAATTGATGTGAAAGACAAATAAAATGGGTGTAATTTCTGTAGAAACAAAATATGGACCTCTTAATTTTTCTATAAAAGGAGAAAAGCCATCTGCAGCAGAACAGCTAAGAATACAAGATGTTTTAACTGATAAAGAATCTTACTTTTCAAAAGAAACAATAAACGCTTACAATAAAACAAAAAAAGGTAAAAATGCAGGATTTGATTACAAAACAGGTATTCAAGACAAAAAACTGCGCCGTATGTTGGGTCGAGCGGATACACAAGAAGATCAAGAAAAAGTTCTTATGGATGGATTCGGCTTAACACGAGACCAATTTACTCGTGATAAACTAGGTAATCTTGCCTTAATGCCAGAAGCCGCACAAAAGTTCGGAATAGAATCAAGCGTTCCAGTAATGATTGACGAAAGTGGATTAACCATGAGAGATCTCTCTGATCTTTCTGGTCTAGGAACAACTATTGGTGGCGCTGTTACAGGCGCTATTGCTGGTCAGGCAGCAATACCTATTCCTATCGTTGGAGCTACAATTGGTGCAGCACTCGGTGGTGGTGGCGGTAAAGCCATAGAAGAGGGTATTGAAAGCTTTCAGGGAGTTCAAGCTCAAGAAGGATCTGAAGTAGGAAAAGATATTCTAAAAGAGGCTGCAATAGCTGGCGCGGGTGAAGGTATATTTGGTTTACTTGGTAAGACTTACAGAATTATTCGAGGAACAGACCGCGTAGGGAAAGGCGTTCCAGAAGAAAGAGTAGCGGATATTTTAGCGGCTGATAAGAGGGGCTATAAGCCATCAGCTAGTGCTTTAGGTGTTCCCTCATTAGTATCTCGTCAACAAGCATTGTCAGAAAAAGCTATAGGTACATCTAAAAGGTTAAGAGATAATCATGAAAATATAATGAGTGATTTGGCTCGTTATCGTGAAGGATTGACAGAACCTAGCGTTGAAGGAACCGCATCTGTATTAGGAAAAGCTGCTAAAACAGGAACTACAAAACTCAAAGGTGAAGTTAGAAAAACTGAAAAAGCTTTAATAAAACATATGGACGATATAGCAGTTCAGTTAGGAAAAGCGTCTGATCAAGACTTAGCTATTGACGAAGATTTGTTTAAAATATTTGAAGATTCTTACAGAGCTTTTGATGGTCAAGTTGATGATGCTTTTGAGAATATAAGCAGAGCTATGGACGATACCATAGGAAATGCTAAAATTTTCAATACAAAAGGCATGGCGGATGATGCAAAACTAGAAATAGAAAAGTATGTGGCGGCACAGCCGGGAACTAATTCAGCAGCAGCTAAAGATGCTTTGCAAAAAATTATTGATCTTGGTGATGAGGCATCATTTTCACAATTATATATAGCTCGTAAAAGTCTTAGGGATGCAGAATTTAGGCGTATGACTTCAGATACAGTTGAAAGTGTTTCTGATAAATTTATGCCGCAAGTTGATAATTTGTTAGGCTCAAAAAGCATTGATGCCATACTTGGTAAAAGAGGGGTTACAAGAGCAGGCAGACAATTTACAAAAGAACAAAGAACGACACTTAGACAAGCTTCAAAAGATTTAAATGATGCTCGTAAAATGTATAAAGAGGGCAATCAAAAGTTTGAAGCAGTAAGTGAAGCTATAAGCAAAAGAGATCTTATAAATAAAATAAAAAATAATGCTCCAATAAATGAATCTAATTTAGCAAAAAATTTAATTAAAGCTAATAATCCCAAACTTTTATCTGATGCAGAAAAAGCTGTTAATAAGTTTAAAGGAGAGGGTGCTTTTAGTCCTATAAAAGAAAGAATAGCGTCTGAGTGGCTACGCAATGCCATGAGCAAGTCTTTAGATGTTAAAAATGGCAAATGGTCTGGAGCTAAATTTAAAGATAAGATTGATGGGCTTGGCTCTACTGCAAATGAGCTTTTTGGGCAAAATGCAGCAGAAATAAAAAAATTAGCCGAACAAATGAACGTTTTAAGTTTAAGAAACGTTGATGAGGATTTAATAAAAAACTTTATAGAAACTGGTGCTGATGATGCTGCAGTTGGTTTGCTTAGAAAATTGTCTAAAGAATTAGACGAGCTGTCAGTCTTTACACAAAATCAAGTTATGAGAAAATTAAATAAAGGCACATTAACGCCTACTGAAGCTGCAGAATATTTAGCAAGTGGTTCAGTTCGTGCTGAAGATGTAAAAGCTTTAAAATCATACTTTGCTAACAGTGCAGAAGATATGAGTACTATTCAAAGCTATTACATGGATAGTTTAGTGGGTGATTTTGAAAAAACATTTTTAACTGATAAAACTCAATTTACAAAACTTGGTAGTAAGTTTGCAAAAGATGAAGCTAAAATAAAAGAAATATTTGGCGATGAAATGGGCAAGGATATGCTTGAATTTGGTCGTATTATGAAGCTCCTTGGTGAGTCTGCTCCCGGCGGTGATCTTGTTGCAGCAAACATTGCAGCAAGTCCGTTAGAAAATTTAGGTGTAATTGCTCGGCTTAGTGTTGTTGGTTCATTGTTTTCTAGCGGACCTTTTTACAAAATGTTTTTAAAAAAATACAAAACTTCAGCTAGAGGTGCAGATGCTAAAACAAGAGGACAAATTGCAGGAGAAATTATATCAGACGCTATAAAGTCTACTATGGCACAAACTACTGCTCAATCAACAAACGAGGCTTTAAGCAGCGCATCAGATCAAGCAAGATCACTGATACAATCAGAATTAAAGCCAAAACCAAAAGCAACACCAGTCCCTCAAGTTTTACCGCCAGTGGTTACTTCACAACCAAAACCAGCAGAAAGCAGGCTACCAACTGTTAGACAAAGGGCAAAAGAAAACCCTGCAGTAGCCGCCACATTGCTTGGTGGTCTAGGAAGTGCAGGGTTGCTTTAGTCTTCTATGACGGCGCTTAGTCCGCCAGAAACAGATCGTATCGGTTCGTGAGGCGGTATAAAGCCCTGTTTGTCGTAAGCATCGTCAACAATCAAAGAAAGTTGTTGCGAAATATTCCTACGTTTTTTTTGCGACATCTGAACTATTTTCTTATAAGTTTCCACAGAAACGCTTATAGACTTGTATTTAGTAGTTGCAGGCACTAGCATAACTCCCATAATGTACTTGAAACCAAGATATAATCCCAAGTTAAAAAGGTCAAGACCAAAGTATGGTAATAAGAAAACCACCGTACATGGAATTACATTTGACTCTAAATGGGAATCAGAACGTTACCTCTATTTGAAGTCTCTTGAAAAGGCAGAACGAATCAAAGATTTAGAGCTACAGCCTCGTTACAATATCATGGTAAACGATCAAAAGATCTGTGCATATATAGCCGACTTTAAATATAATAAAGAGAACGCAGATGGCATATGGGAGCATATTGTCGAAGATGCCAAAGGTGTAGAAACCCCTGAATTTAAACTAAAAAAGAAGCTGATGAAAGCTGTTTTTGATATAGATATATATTTATCTAAAAAAATTCCTTGACTTTCATCCCATACTTTGTCATAATTAAGTTTCTAGAAAATTAAACGTGGAGGTTGCCATGAGCAATCAATTACTTGAGCGCAGGGAAGAGCTGCGCGTTGTGATCGCAGGGCTTAAAGAAGAGCTTTCTGATCTAAATGAACAAATCCAAGATACTTGGCTACAACAGGTTCGTGATGCTTTACGAGCCGATGGTAAGGATTTTGGTACAACTACAATCATAGCTGATAATAAAAAGTTTAAGGCTACGGTTCGTAAGAAGGTGACTTGGGATCAGGATATGCTTCGTGATCGCTTAAATAATATGTCACCAGAAAATGCGCAACACTATGGAAAGATTGTTTTTTCTGTAGAGGAACGCAAATACACAGCCGCACCACCAGAAATCAAACAGCAGCTTGAAGACTGCAGAACGGTAGATCTTGGTGCTTTCTCATTCGAAGAGGATAAATAAATGGGTTTACAAATTATAACAGCCGAACAACGGCTTGCAGAAAAGCGCGGTCATAAGATCGTAGTCTGTGGTGCTAGTGGTGTTGGTAAAACAACATTAGCAAAAACATTAGATCCAAAGACAACACTGTTTATGGATCTTGAGGCAGGGGATGCCGCTATCGAGGGACATCCAATTGATGTCATTCGTCCACAAACGTGGGCAGAATGTCGTGACTTTGCTTGTTATCTTGGTGGCGGCAATCCATCTTTGCACGAGGATCAGTGCTATAGTCAGGCGCACTATGAAGGTGTTTGCCAGACATATGGTGATCCAGAAGTTAACTTAAAAAACTATCAAACGCTATTTATCGACTCAATCACAGTCGCAGGGCGTTTGTGTTTTCAATGGTGTCAGCAACAGCCAGAGTCTAGATCAGACAGAACTGGCAAGTTAGATACTCGTGCAGCTTATGGTATGCATGGACGCGAAATGATGTCGTGGCTTACACATCTTCAACACATTCGTGATAAGAACGTAATCTTTGTTGGTATTCTAGACGAATATACTGATGATTATGGGCGCAAACAATATGCGCTTCAGATCGAAGGTTCAAAAACTGGCAAAGAATTACCGGGCATCGTAGACGAAGTTCTTACGATGGCAGTCTTGGGAGGCGAGAACGGCTCTTTTCGTGCCTTCGTTTGCGATGCTCTAAATGAGTGGGGCTATCCTGCAAAGGATCGTTCTGGTAGGCTCGATACACTTGAAGAGCCACATCTTGGTAAACTTATTGAAAAAATGGGTAGTGGGGGAAACACAGAGAGAAAGTTAAACTTTGTGAACCCTAATGAACAGATTTTAACAGAAGGGACAGAAAATGTTGAATCTAAATAACGCAGCGGTGTCAGAAGCACCAACACAAACACGCACACTTATTCCAAACGGTACGCTGTGTCGTGCAATTATTGTGGTCAAAATGGGTGACACAGAGATCCCAGAGTTTGGCAACGGTATGTGGTTTAAAAAGTCAGCCACCTCAAGTGCTAAATGGATGGAACTAGAGTTTACAGTTGTTGGCGGTGAGCATGATAAACGTAAGTTCTGGCATCGTCTTTTTGTCGATGGAGACAAAAAAGGTTCTAGCGGTATTCCAGTAGCCAAAGAGATTGGTTTGTCTACATTACGGCAAATTATTGAAAGCGCTAATAACATTAATCCATCTGATATGTCAGAGACTGCGGTTCAAAGGCGAAACATTGGTGGCGTTAATGACTTGAGTGGAATGGAAATTTGCGCTAAAGTCGGAATTGAAAAAGGCACAAACGGTTATGAGGACAAGAATAAACTCATGGCAGCAGTGACACCGAACCAGAAAGATTTTATCCCTTCTGGACAAGCACCGATGGCGCAAGCCCCTGCGGTTCAACCGCAACAGGCAGCGCAGCCAACATCTGGTGCAGTTCCTAGTTGGGCTAATAAGTAATCTAGCGGCACAGGTTTTTTCCACACCTGCTAGACCTCGCACAGGGGGGGCGAGGGTCCAAAACCCCCCTCCATCTAGACTAAGAAGTGGATTCGGATATGTTACTGCGCCCTTACCAAGAGGCCGCTATCAATGATGCTTGTAAAGCATTAGATAAGCACAAAAACACAATCGTTGTTGCGCCCACAGGGGCGGGTAAAACAATTATGCTGTCTGCGCTTGTAGGCAAAAGATACGAGGACGGTAAAAAAATCCTTGTAATGCAGCATAGAGATGAACTTGTTGATCAAAACAAATCCAAGTTTGAAAGAATAAATCCATACATCACAACAAGTATTGTAAACGGAACTGTCAAAAATTGGAAAGGCGACACTGTATTCTCTATGGTGCAAACAATTTCCAGAAACAGAAATCTTATGGATCGCCCTGCTTTTGATATGATTGTTATTGACGAAAGCCACCATGCAGCAGCCGATACATATTTAAAAGTCATTAAAGCAGTAAAACAAGACAATCCAGATGCAGAGATTGTAGGCTTTACTGCTACACCTAACAGAGGCGATGGAAAAGGTTTGCGAAAAGTATTCAATAACTGTTCGCACCAGATAGATATTACAACACTTATCAGAGAAGGATTTCTCGTACCGCCAAAGTCATATGTGATTGATTGCGGTGTAAAAGACAAACTGAATGATGTGGCTATTAGCGGTAACGACTTCAACATGGAGCAAGTCGAGTCCATTATGAACCGCAAGGTTATTAATCAAAAAGTAGTTGAAGAGTATCTTAATCATGCAGAGGGCAGAAAAACCGTTGTGTTCTGTAGCACAATTAGACACGCAGAGGATCTGTTAGAAGAGTTTTTAGACCAAGGCGTTAATGCAGATATAGTCACAGGAGAAACGCCAAAGGCAGAGAGGGCGCAAACGCTACACGATTTAGTTCATAACGATCTTCAGGTTGTGGTTAATGTGGCTGTGCTTACAGAGGGCTTTGATGCGCCACCAGTGTCGTGCATCATTCTAACCAGACCATGTTCTCAAAAAGCCACAATGGTTCAAATGATTGGGCGTGGCTTACGCACAATAAATCCAGAAGAGTTTCCTGATTTAGTCAAAAGAGACTGCATTGTTCTGGACTTCGGGACAAGCGTACTAACGCATGGATCTTTAGAAGATCAAGTAAATCTAGACGATAAAGAAAAAGGTGAGCAACCGCTCAAGCAATGCCCAGAGTGCGAAGCTGTTATTCCTTTGAACGCTAAAATATGTCCTGTCTGTGGTCATGTATTTGATGGCGAGAAAGAAGAAAAAGAAGAACTTGACGTATTTGAAATGACAGAGTTCGATCTTATGAAGATGTCTCCATTTAGATGGATTAATATGTTTGGGGATCAAAGCCTGCGTATGGCTATGGGATTTGAGGGTTTTGTTGGAGTCGCAAATACCTCAAATCTATCAATTGCATTTGGTAAAAAATCTAGAGGAAAATTAAAAGTTCTTTCGGTTGGCGATGCTGTGCAAGCCACAGCAGCAGCAGATGATTTCTTACGAGAGATCGAAGATGGCAATGCGGCTGTAAAAACAAAAAGATGGCTAGATCAACGATTAACGGATAAACAGAGAGTACACCTTGCTGATCAAGGGGTAGATGTTGGGCTATTTGACTTCTCTTGGACGAAGTACAAAGCGGCTTGTATGCTTAGTTTCTTGTGGAACAAGGATGTAATCGAGGCAACAGTGGAGAGGTATCTATGAAAGACGTAAAAACGCGATGGGCAGTATATGATGATGGGCTTAAAATTTGGTTCAATGGTGAATTGGTTGCCAAAATTGATACAAGTGAATTTAAGCACATGGTTTCAGATCTTGCGTTATGGTTAAAGCACAATGATGCAGAGGATAAGGTTGATGGCTAGGTTTGAAATTTTTTTAATTCTTGCGAAAAGAAAAGATGATGATGAGATTTACACAGATAATTTAGAATATGTTTGTTTCTGTGAAGGGTCTTACAATCAAGATGCCATGAGTAAAAAAACAAGTAATGTCATTCAAGGCGAGATAGATGATTCAGAGGATGAGGTTTTGTTTGGTTCAGCCAATATTATTATCAGAGATAAAGTTGTATCTGCAATCAGCTTTAAGAACAAAGATTGTGATCCTGAAGAGATAGATCATCTATTAGATTTAATTTTAGAAGACAAAGAAGAAATAATGCACTGAGGAGGGCGTATGAGTAACGAACCAAAGCCAATAAAAGAGTTGGCATTTATATTAGGAACATTTGGTTGGGACACCAAATTCTCTGATCTTTCAGAAGATCAGGTTCATGTATTAATATTTGCTTTACAGGAAGCAGCAAAACTAACAGAGGAAGTTGAAATTGGGAAACTCGAAGACAAATACTATAAGTCAACAGGCGCTTGGCCTACTACAAGTATCCCCTTCTGATCCACAAGCAGAGGCAATATCGCAAGCAGTAGACAAAGCTATCGTAGAAAAGAATAGCAAACGCGAACGAAGAAAATATTTGGGAGCTTCAAGCATAGGTGACGAATGCAGTCGAAAGATACAGTATCGGTACTTAAACTATCCACAAGACGAGGGTTCGGGCTTCAGTGCAAGAACACTCAGGATATTCGAGTTCGGTCATTACATCGAAGACTACGCTGCAATGTGGCTACGCGATGCAGGGTTCGATCTGAGAACAGAGGATAAGATGGGAAAACAGTTTGGCTTTTCTATAGCCGATGATGAAATTAAAGGGCACATTGATGGTGTGGTCTGTGACGGTGACGTGGATATGGGCTATCCATGTCTGTGGGAAAACAAGTCAGCGAACGATCAAAAGTGGAAAGGCTTTCAGCGCATGGGGGTAGCCAAGGCAAATCCTGTTTACGCTACTCAGATCGCTTTATATCAAGCCTACATGGATCTTACAGAACACCCTGCGCTCTTTACAGTGGTAAATAAGAACACATCTGAGATTTACTACGAATTAGTGCCGTTCAATCGGGAGTTAGCACAGACGTCAAGTGACAAGGCTGTAAATATCTTGACTGCGGCTAAAGCAGGTGACATTCTACCTCGCATAGCTCAAACAAAAGATTTTTTTCTTTGTAAGTTTTGCGAGTTTAGGGAGACTTGTTGGAATAATTAAAAAAAGCGGGGGATAGGCAAAAGGACTATGATCTACCCCCCGAAGAGGTAAATATGTATATAAGGACAATATAATGTCATTAAGGGTAATTGGCAACACAAGATATGGTAGTGAACCGAGAGATTTAGTCGCAGAGATAACGGATAAAGTTCCGTCTTATGTGCAAATAGAGGCTTTAAAAAATGCTTATCCAAACGGAAGAGTTGTTCGGAATGAGTTTTATCTGGGGTCTTTGAATGGCGAAGCGGGTCAATCTCTCAAGATAAATATAGATCCATCTAGCTCAGAGTTCATGCGAGGCATGGACTTTAACACAGGTGATGGCATCGGGGGCATAACTAAAATCCTGATGGCGGCATATGGTTGGAAAATTAAAGATGTAGCCGAACATTTTGGCACATGGTTGGAAAAACAAAAGACAGAACCACCCATGAATCCAATAAATCCTGCACTTGCCCAGCCGCAGCAGGAACAACAACCCGAACAAGTTAAACAAAAGCGGGTTATCGACTACTCAACGCCATACGATGGAGAGTATTTATACCTGTCAGAAGACGGTGAAATTATCGTTGCGGTCAGGAAATACATCGAACGAGATCAAACTGGTGAAATTGTTCGGGATAATGACGGCAGCGCAAAAAAAGAGTTTCGTCAGTTCCCACGTTTACCAGAAACTAGGCCGTTATATAACCTACCGCAGATCAAAGAAGCAGATCGGGTCATATGGGTAGAGGGCGAAAAGTGTGCTGATGAACTAATTAAGCTTGGGCATACAGCAACTTGTACTATCGGGGGCGCAGGGATGCTATCTCAGCGCACAAAAGATAAGTTTGATTTCTCTCCATTGCACGGCAAAGAGCTTATTATATGGCCTGATAACGATGAAGCGGGTCAGAAATTAGCCAAAATAGTGCAAGAGCTTGGTGTTAACGCAGGGGCAAAAGCCGTTACGATGCTTACGCCACCACAGGGTAAGCCAAAAAAGTGGGACGCTGCTGATGCGATTGAAGAAGCTTTTGATATATCGAAGTTTCTCAACGCACCAAATCATAAAGTAAAGAGAACATTATCTCTCAAAAATAGAAACCTTCTTATTGAAAATCAATTCGTTGGCGCTGCACCCGAACAAAAATTTCTAATTGGAGATACCATACCGCTGGGAGTTCCATGTGTTTTCGCGGCTGCTGGAGATAGCGGTAAAGGTATGATGACATTAGATCTGGCTATGAAGGTGGCATCGGGCGAAGCTATGCAAAATTCTTTCGGGGGTTTAGTCTCTCATCACGGGTCAGCCATTATATTATCAGCAGAAGATGACAGAGATGAGCTTCATCGCAGGGTCAGCAGACTGGATAAGATGAACACTCGTTCGGGTTATAGACATGATTTGCTGGTTGTGCCCCTTCCAAACGAAGGCGGAGTGTTTCCAATTATGATGAAGGCCGACAATACCTACGTCACATCTCCAGAGTTTGAAAAGATTTACGAGGAAATGTTGGAGATCGAGGATCTGGCATTGATTGTTATTGATCCTATGGCATCATTTGTACACGCAGATGTAAATGCAGATCCTGCAGCAGGCGCTGCTTTTATGGGATTGTTAGCTCAAATGGCTACAGAAACAGGCGCTACAGTTATGGTTAATCACCACATGGCTAAAATCAGGGATAAAGATCCTGTTACAACGCCAGAACAGGCTCGTAATCTTATTCGGGGTACGTCAGCTATTGTCGATGGGGTTAGATCAGCATTTGCTGTTTGGCAAGTGGATGAGGGCGTAGCTAGAACAAGATGCACAAATCTTGGAATTAGTTACACAAGAAACACTGTCTTTGATGGCGCAGTCGTAAAATCAAACGGTGTTGCTAATCGGGACATCAGACATTTTATTCGTAACCCGAACAATGGACTGCTAGAAGATCGAAGTGAGGATATTAGAAGCATCATTGGTTCTGAAATTGTTCGGAATAGATTAGAATATGTGTTTAATTTTATAGATCTGCAAGAGCAGGCGGGTATTTATATGACGCATGATGGACAAGATAGTATCTTTGACACTATTTCCTCAACTCCAGATACAAATATAAACGCTGCAAACTTGAGGGATGATGGCAGAACTACAATTAAAAAAGCTGTTACAGCTTTGTTGCAAGCAGGTAGAATTGGTAAATATAAAAGAACAAATCAAGGATCGAGAAGGTTTCTCGGTGTTGTGGGCGGTGATCTATATCAAGCAGAACAAGCAATCATAAATGGAGGTGAGTAATGAAGGCTCAAGTAAAAGGTAAGATATACCAAAGCGAAGCGGCTAGAATAAGATATGAAGATCTCTACAGCAAAAACTGGTGCGTTCAAAATAGATTGGACGTATCAGAAAGACCAAATCTTCGGGGGCAAGTAAAAATAAAAACTTTTGCCGAAAAACAAGATGAGATTAAAAATCTATCTAAAAATGCAAAGATGGTTAATAGTTTTCTAAACAGAAATATGAAAATACCAAAAATTGCAGAAGTAATGTTTTCAACCGAAACTTTTGTTCGGAATATTATAAAAAAATACAACCTGCCAAAATAATTAATTAGGCCGAACTCGCGGCCTAACTAATTTTGATTGAACATCTGAAGGCAAGCACCACATAGAAATATCGTTGCCATATAATTCGTACATATGATCATACATATGATCAAACGTTCGGCTGCTCATGGCCTTCATGCAATGCTGTTCACTCTCGAACCAAACAATCGTGTCGATCTCATGGTTATGCAATGTGTAAGAAAGAACCAACGCTGTAAAGTATTCAATCATTTATTTTTCCAAACATCGTTAATCAAAATCTTGTCCTTATCTCCACCGAACTCAATAATAAACTCGCTCTTAGCCATTTGACTGGCTTTAGCAGAACTCTCAGCTTTAATCGGATAAGTCTTTCTAACAACGCCCTCTATCTCAACAAAGAACTCTCGCTTCTCAGGATAGTGATCAGGCTTTGGGTACACATGAACCGTGTGAAAATCTTCATCATCTGTTAGTCCCATTGGGCTTCTCCTTTTAAAACCACAACGTCCCCAACGATAGGCTGCATACATAGCTTTGATGCCGCCACATTAAGGGGCAAATCTTTTAAAAGCCCCTCTTCGTTAACAAGAACTTGCAATTCTGGTCTATGTGGCAAGTGAACCATTTCGACTAAACCACCGACAAGCTCTTGAGCTTTTTTTAAGCTCGGCCTGTCTTTCTTATTTTCGAATGTTATTATCATCTTCAATACCTAACTCTCTCATCCAGTTTTGCAGGGTTTGATAATTTTTCAACCCTAATAATTTAGAAGCAGAACTCACGTTCTTTGACTTCTCTAAGGCTCTACGAATGTATTTGTCCTTAGTCGTTCTAACAGCCCTCAGAACATCAAAGTCATCTTGAGCTAATAGATCAAGGTACGCAGGGTTATCCCTGCGCCATTGCTCATTGACACCAAGATTGTGCTTAATCTCGTCCTTAAACTTATTCAAATCAGTCTCAGTCTTGATGTCACTAAGCCTTTCGAGTGTGTAGTGCATACACATAGTATCGTCTTCAATAGCCATTTATGCTGCCTTTCCTAGCTTTGGGGCATGATAGCCCTTTTTAATTCCATACGCAGGATGCCCAGACCAGAAACCATCAATCCAGATGTATGGTAAGCCATCCTCTCGGTACACAACGTCATCCCAATGGGGCTTTGCCTTGCGCCAGTGGCCTCTGGTGTAGTGCAGTGGCATATGGAAAGATCTGCCACGTTCATCAACTTCACCCTCAATAGGCTCATTGATGTTCCAACTGATTTCATGCCATTGCTCTACGTCAACGCCATGTTGCTTCTGCGCTCTTTTGCGCTGCTGCCTACTACCCGACTTCAAAACGTCCACAAATCGGGGCTGATTGATCAAAGAAAACGCACCAGAAATTGTAGTAATCATTTCAAGATACATCGCATGAAAGCTTTCATCGTTCTCTAATCTTTCGTGCAGCTCTGTCGGGAACCTAATCCCACCACGCTTTAATTCGTAGCTGCCAATATGAGTAGGAGTTGAATTTCGGGCTACCAAACGAATAGCAACTGAACCATCCTCAGACTGTCGGCAAAGAAAGCCATCAATATGACCGCTGCCAAATGCCCTGACAACTTCTCCAGTGTCCAAATCCTTTGTGTCGAATGTGTCTAAAGAGATAAAGCAAAGCTTTGACGGTAGCCTGCAATCTTCAGAGAATACAACCTCCCTGCTATTCTCTTCTTCCTCAACCAACTCATTATGATAAGCTGCCAAAGCTTCTTTGAAGTCTTCGGAAATAAAGTACATATCCGCTTCCTTCATGTCCTCTAAGGCATAACGGTAGTTTTGAAGAACCCCGAAGTTTAAATCTTCGGGACTCTCTATTGTACTTCTGAAATTGTCCATTACATCAGTAACGATCTCAACGAATTTATTGCTCATTGTTACCCTCCCAATTTAATTCAAAGTTAATGTTGTGATAACGGCAGTAACCAATAGCCACATACATTTTTTCACACATACTATCGTAAAACATCGCGTGAACTTTACCGTCATCATCGCAAATTAAAGTAAGCCAATAGCCATCTTCATCTGCCCAACTTAAAATTCTACCTTCATCACTGGACGTTTCAAAAGATTGACCAATTACTTCAGTAAGACCAGAGATACTCCAAGCGAATTTATTTAAGGTTTTAGGTGCAACTTTCATTACCATTTCTCCCCAAATACTTTCTGAAACGCTTCGTCCAGAACTTGGTTGATCTCAATCATGGCTTGAGGCTCAATGAACTTGACCTCTCCACCACACTCGCAAAGGTCGGGGGCAAAATCATCCACCCCCCACTCTTTGTTACACTTATTGCAAATCCACATCTTTAAACTCCCTAATGTTTTCCAATGTCCAATCGTGACCGTTATCAGTTTGCTCCCAATCTGCTTCACAGTCACCCTTTGCAATCTCCCACGCTTCATCTTGGCTATCGGCTTCAATAATAGCGGTATATCCCACATCCATTGTGGCAGTTACTTTAAACTTAGGCATATGGTTCCTCCATTGATTCAACATCGTCAGGCTCAACGTGCCACGTTCCATGTTTAACGTCAGCATACTCGAAGTTATCCATAAACTTCTGTTGCGCTTCTTTTGGGCTGTCAGCATCAACCGTTTCAGATAGCACTACTCGCACTTCATATCTCATATTACCAACTCGCCTGATAGGTTACAGTGTTCCAAGAATTGGATTCCACCCACTCAGCGGCTTTGTCAAAAACCTTTGCGTGTTCTTCACCATTCAATCGGTCTTCATCCCACCACTCAGGATGTCCGAAGAAACAGCCGTTACAATCTTCATTGTCAGGTAAGCCACCATCACGCAAAGCTTGAGCAATACGATTACAATCCAAATTAGTTAAATGAATAGGTTGACAATCATCAACATCACCTGCGAACACCTTCACAATATACTTGTGCAACGGTGCAAACTTGCACCAGTAACCCATGTCAAGAATGTACTCAGAAACCTCAAAGCCATCAATAACAGGTCGCTTTACCTCTAATGAACCACCTTCTGGTGCTTGCTGCGAATGATCGTATTTACTAACGAACTTTTCACCGCGTAGATACATATCTAATCCCATGATAATCCTCCTTATACTAGATATATTATAAAGTATAAAGTATTTTATCTAAAAGGTCAAGAGGAAATATAAATTTTTTTATAAAAAAACCCCCGATGCAAAAACAGAAATAAAAGCATCGAGGGTATAGTCTAGTATTTTGAGGTAGTAAGTAACAAGCGATTAACTTACTATATTTAAATTATAACATGGGAACATATGGGATGTCAAGTAAAAAAACCACTAGCACACAAAATATTGCTGTAGGTTATACCACTGGTAAACATAACACAGCAGTAAGTAATAACCCGATGAATTGTTCGGCTTATAAAATACAACTGAAACTTACAACACAGCAGTAGGAAATAAAAAACCCCCGCACGAATGCGAGGGTCAAGTTATTCGGGTTATGTCAGGATCTAAAACCATTCGAAGTGAACTCCTAAAATCCAAACAATAACCATTAAGATAGCAATTACAGCAATCCAACGATCTTCAAAGTCAGCATCCATCTGCTCCAAAAGCCGAATAAGTTTATTCATTTTATACCTCCGATAAAAATGATTTCATTTGTTCTTGTGAAAATTTTCTAGACCTCGGTGTAGGGGAATTGATAATAAGTTTTTTAATTAATTCCTTAATTGCGGTCATATCTCCACTTTTAACATCTTTTTTAATTTGATCCAAAACCTCATCAATAAGTTTATCCATCTTTACTCTCCAATTCAAAGCTAATCCAAATTTGACCATCATCCATTAAGTCAGCGTGTTGATAAAACTCAACAGGCTTGTCCTTTACGAACTCCTTTAACAAATCAATAAATTCATCTTCATCCATTTGCCGTAACTCCTACATCAACAAGATCAGCGTCACGCTTTGCAGAACGTAGGTAATAATCATCAAGGCCGAAGTATTTATAACCCTCTTCGATCATGTTGTAGTAACCACCAGACGGTACATGCAAATAGTTCTTGTTGCCATTCATGTCGTAAATGATCCACTCTTTATTGATCTTCCTGCGATCATAAAAATCTGGATAGCCTTCCAACATATCCAACGCACCAAGACAGTCCTCTGTGATTTCCCACAATACAACTGGCAAGATAGCATCAGCATCAGCACGAAAGTCAGCCACGCCACGAAAGATCAAACGGTAATTAGGTAAGTAAAACCCACCCATTGGTTTGGCCTTGGGGCAACGATGCGACATCGCCTCCCTGTTAGTGTTCATTCCATATGCTAAATAATACATTTATTGTTTCCTTTTTTACTAGATAAATTATCTTATCATTTATGGGAAAGTTTGTCAAGTAAAAAATAAAAGAGGGGGAAACAAATCCCCCTCAATATGCAATCACAGCCAAGGAATTACGCCAATATTAAAACCGCTTGCACTGCCACGGTTTGAGACTCTTAATGATAACACTTTTGGCGATCTCAGCACTCATGGCTTACTATGCTTATTAATTAATAGTCGCGTGTTTAGCCTCTAAACTAGCAACCCACTTTTTTAGGTTTTCATTTAAATGAATGTCAATCAACTCAGAACAAACTTCGTTTGTAATAGTAGAAAAGTAATCAAGAAAATAATCGTACTTTGGGTTCCAATCTGGTTGCGGCATATCTTTAAGACATTTCTTAATGATGTCCAAAACCTTCTCCTCAGTAACATCAAGAGTATTGGTCATGTATTTTAAATACTCTTTCTTGACGTACTCCTCTAAAGCAAGATCACCCTCTGCGTAAATCGTGTGAGCATCAGCCACAGCTTTCAACTCCTCAGTATACTTAGGATCACTCTTCATGTGCTTCATGAACTCCTTAAAGTAAAAGTTTAAAATCCAAGTGCCAAACATATCAGTATCGTTTTTCATTTTTATTACCCATTCCTATTCATTACATATTCTAGTTGTTCGTTGTGCGGATGCCTGTGCTTGTCAGTTTCTAGATAACTTAATCTATTGTATAGCTTCCAATATGTGTTCTCGAAAACTTCTTTGCAAACCGCATCATTTTGTTCTGCGTCAGACATTTTTTTAGCCGCTTCCAGAATAACATTTACCACATCGGCAAGTTGATTAACGCAAGTCTGAGCGTCCTCTAAAGTGCAATCTTTGTTGCTGAAAGAATTTAATTTAATAACCATTATTACCTCCTATAAATAACCATTTTTTTCATCTTCAATTAAACGATCTTCCATACCGTCAGAAAGCCAAGCATTAGATCCATAAGGAACTCTACAACCCCAATGATCATGATTAATATAACCAAGATCATTAACTTTCTTAGCTAAAACGTCTGCACGATCACGATCATGAAAATTATAATAATGAGAATACTCTCTGCCTTCTGCATCATACGCCATTAAATGAAATAATGTTTTACCATTCCTAGCTGTATAATAAACTGTATGCGCTGTGCTTTTTTCTAACTTTACTTGCATTTGTTTACTCCTCTAAAATACTATCACTATAGTATATGAAGTTTTTCCATATGTCAAGAGAAAAAATAAATTATTTTATCTTTATTTTACGTCAACATTTTCTACGTCAAAGTTGACGCGGTTGACGTTGCCGTAACTTATTCAATAAAATCAATGACTTAGACCAATCGCGTCAACTACGTCAGAAAGTCGAGTTGACGTAAATAAATCAATAAAATCAATGGGTTAATTTACGTCAACTGCGTCACCCCCCTTATAGGGGGGGATATACATCATCCCCCCTTGACGTAATGGAGCGTCAGCCGCTTCCTGATGTTCTGGGAAATTATGACAACTATAGCACTTGACCATCGTAGCGTTTTTAGTAGAATGGCTGCGGGTCATAAGTCGTAAAATTGTTCGGGTAGGAGCTGGTATGCCGAAGGTAGGAATAAAAGAAGATAAGATACACGGGAACAGAAGGCTCAATCCAAAACAGCAACAGTTTCTCAAAAACTATCTTCACGGAGATATGACACAAACCGCAGCAGCACGAGAAGCAGGGTATTCGAACGCCAACGTCAGAGCTGTGCAGCTTCTTAATAATCCCACGGTAAAAGAACGCCTCGAAGAAATGAGACAGGAGCTAGAAAGCAAGTACGGTGTCTCTGTGACTAAATCTGTTCGGGATATGCAACTGCTCAGAGATGAAGCATGGCAGGCAGGAAACTTTTCAGCAGCAATTAAAGCAGAAGAACTCAGGCTCAAGGTAACGGGATTAATGGTCGCTCGTAGCCATGTAACACACGAAAACATAGATAGCCTAACCCGTGACCAAATCGTAGAACAACTGGAAGAATTTATGGATCGTGCTAAAAATCGTATGATTGACGTTACACCAGCAGAAAATCCCATAGAAGCCGAACAAATCCCAGTAGCAGCAGATAGCGAGAACCCAGCGGAATAGCTGGATTGCCTAGAGGGGGCGGTCGGGCGTTCCCCAGCGGGAAAATGTTCGGGATGTGTCGGGGGTCGGGATCGGGCTTTGTCATCACCAGCATCGGGATCGGGGTTAAGCCGAAAAATTGTTCGGGATATTATACCATCGGGCTGCTGGGTGTGCAACTCGAACTCGGAGCAGCAGCTCCTCCTTTTGAAGATCGGGGTCTTCGGGATCGGGGATCGGGAACAATTGTTCGGGATCGGGGCGCTGGGATCGGGACACCCCCGGTAATTCATTACCTGCTCCCCGGATCTTCCCCGGCAGCATCTCCTCCCGCCCGGCGGAACTGTGCCCGGTGAGCTAACCCGAACAATTGTTCGTAAAACCCCCGGCAGCCCGGTGGCTTCCGCCCGGTGTTCAGCCCGGCATCCCGCCTGGATAAAAAAATTTATCTTAGGGGTTGACACTCTCTATTATATGGGAT